CCCGAAGTAATAGGTAATCCGCCGGTTGCAGTTTGGTTTTGCTGAACCCAATAAGCAACTGGAAATGACATATGCTTTTTGTGCCACTTTAACCAATGCCCTTTTCTTTTTCGATTAGGTAAAAATATAGATGTAGGGTTACCTATAGTTCCCGATTTATTACCAGCACTCCTTTTACCTTGCTTACCACCGGCATTGGCTTCTTGATAAGCCTGTGCTGCATCTTGGTCAAACAGCGTTTGGGTGTGGTTCAAATCAACTACGGCCCTTGCCTTTGAAGATACTTCTTGACCTTTATCATCAGTAAACACACCTTTGACTTCAAAGCCAACCATTGCTTGATTTAGATCGATTGCCATTTTCTTTGCATCTGCTATCGGTATTCCGAATGCCGATTGTTGGCGCTCGACTACCATATCTATGCTAGTCGCATCTAGGGAAATCGTATCTCCGTTCTCCTGTACAAGGCGAATCGGTACTCTCTCGCCATCGCCAAATGGTAGACCTTTAGACAGGTTAGTATCAGCCACCTTCAGCCACTCCTACTGAAACCACTTTGGTTAAGCGGGCCACCCATTTTAGAGCGTAGTTCTTTTTGCACCATAGCGCTTATTTCTTTAGCCAGTGCTCTTTTGTCGCTTCTGTCAGTAACGCCACTAACATCTATATTGAGATTAATTGTTACATTACTTTGGGACTCCTGTGCAACAGCACCACCTATCGGTTTACGCTCTGCTGAAGGGTTCGTAATCTGCTTAAATCCATCTGTCTTACTAGTCTGCCTTAGTGATTCTCTAAGGTCATTACTATGTACTTTAGTCATAGACATACTGTTAGTAAACTTGTCCATTTGAGTTTGAAGCGCCTTCATATTTTGCTGCGCCTCTTGAGTATATTTCTTGAAGTTCTCCATTGCATCTACTGACCTTGGGTCTATATCGCCATCAACCATCATATCCCCTCCAGTGGTGGCACAGAGTCATAGCCCAAGTAAACTGCGCTTGCAGAGGCTTCAGAATCATCATTAGATGCCTGTGCCCAATACAACATTTGCTTAGCATCGTTTACGCTCAACCCTCTCACTTCATTCAACCCCATATTGTAGTGTGTCATCAAAAGGTACTCCATCCCTTCTCGTTGGTAGCGAAATCGTTCACTAACGGGTCGCCCGTTGATGAAATGTTTAATTTTGCCGACTTCGGCTCCCGAAAAAGTAGCCACCCTACCACCTCGTTAGGTTCAGGTAACAAAGCAGATAGCATTGCGCCTTCTAAGGGGGTCAGGTTTTCTATATCGAATTCTGAATCATAAGTAAGCCAGTGGTTGAAAGCATGTCGCCAGTATAAGGAAAAATCTAGGCTACCATCAGATAACAATGGTGCTACTGCTTGAACATCAAAGAAGGTTAATTGCTTTACCTTTACTTCTATTTCCTTGCCGTTTATTTCGATTTTATTCTTCTTCTCCTTGGACATACTTACTCACGGTTTCCTCGGATGCAGCCGAATCGGGGGCATCCTGTGAAGCAAGGTGGGCGAATGGATCGTCACTGGCCTTACCTGCTTCGGGGTCGAAAAGGTAGTCTCCTCCCTCTTCTTCTTCATCTTCTATAACATCGATTTCAATACGAGGGTGAAGTGGTTTCCAAAACTTCATCGGCATATTATCATCTCAACAATGGTATAGAGTATCTTGGCTGACTACTTTGACATTTCTTGGCTCCAGCCGTATTTTGGAGTGCAACAAACCCATTTCATCAGGTACTGGAACAGGTACCTCAGTAATAACATAATCGTCTATGAGTATTCTCAATGACTGGGCAGTAGCGCCACCGCCACTGACTATAGGCTTTGTAAAGTGAAGATGGATGAGGTTACCAGCCGCACCGGCCGCACCACTAGTTTCAAGATGGCTGCGCAATCGATGGAGTAGAGTAGCGTCGGTTAAGATTACATCTATTTCCATCTCAAACTCTTCACGACCTTCACGGATAATAGATGCATTTCTTGTACCACCATAAGGAACCTGTTTAGTTGACAGGTTGTTTGTGTCTAAAGTTTCAGCAACAGGGTTGCTTTGGATAGTGTGGAATAATTCAACTCCGGTCTTACCTCTCAATTCAAACGCACTAACAAAGCCAAGGCTAGAGCCGAATGCTTCTACGCTTCCGTTGTAAAACATAAATGGTTTCTCTGTACCAATCGCTATACCGGAAGCCTTTCTTGATGCGTCATCGGTTGCAGTGTTTTGGAACATACGGTGTGCAATGTACCGATCTCCTTTGTTAGCCGACTCTAATCGACCAGTGTCAGTGTAAGTAGAAAGTGCATCGAATACGCATCGATACCTTAGTTCAGCATCTACGCTAGATGACAATTCCCATTCTACTACTTTACAGCCTCTAAAGATGCGAGTAAGTTGCTTACTATCATTAGCGCCACCCGGAGCATTGCTAGATTGCTCTGTACTGTAAGACCCTACATCTCTGTTACGAATGCTGTGCTCTATACAGAATGACGGAATGGTGTCGCTTGAAAACAATAAGCGCCTAACCGGGTTTGTAATATCTTTAGTCGTAGCAATGGTAGGTCCGGTTGAGTCATATTTTCTTAACAAAATATCGTCACCGTTATGCTCAAACTGCCAAGGATCGTCTACGAATAATCTATGTCCGCTAGCCAACGGTTCAATCGCTGCTATTCTTCTACACTCACTAGTCTCAGCCCACTCAAAGTGATGAGCGTCTGAGCCTAAACTACTGCTACTAGCAGGGGGCCAATAATCAGTGGTTGCTATGTCGGGAGTCTTGTAAGTGACTGTAGGTGTCCTAGTGGTGTCTTTGATGAGAATATAGTCGCCAACTGCTGCCGTGGCACCGCCAAAAGCAAGATTATTCAAATCGATAAATGTTTGACTGGGAGCAACAGTGTAAGTAAGGCCGGTTTTATTACTGTGACCTGCTGGATTAGCACCGCAATTGTAAGCATCAACTACTTCTCTACCAAGACTGTAATATAACCAGCGTGGACTATGCAAAGGCATTTCTACTATGCCACCCATATGATGAACTTTACCTGTTTGTTGTACTGCGACTTGTCTACCAAGCCCTACAATGTGATACTTGTGAATGTCAACTGTCATGTCAGGTAAGTCCATGAAAGACGCTAGACCTATGAATTGGTCGATAAGGCTAACTTCAGCAGATGCATCAGCATTGTTATTGATAGCAGTCGTTACACCAATTGTAGGCATACCAAGAGAGTGAATACAAATTACATCTGAAGCAGAACTAGCCAGCGTACCCCCTATATTTAACGAAGGTACAATTTTTATTTTAGTTACATCTGAACTATGAGTATGGTCTACAATACTGAAAACCTTGCCACTTACTGCCTCATAATAGTGGGGAGAAAAGTTACCTGTGTCACCATGAAATGTCATCTTAGTACCGATTAACATACCGATTGGGACACGCAGTACGCCCGCTGCCGTGTTAGAGCCGATAGAGCCAGCGGCACCAGCAGCAGTTGCAAAAGTAATTTCTGTATAATCTGTGGCATCCGTAGCCGACCAAGTTAAAGGCTCATTATGTTCAATGTAAAGCCCTGTCTCGTGACCCATCGTGACCTCAGAGACATCTCCCTTGTAGTGCGCTGCGAACCCTCCCATCTAATCACCTCATGGTATCAATTCAGCCAGTATGACTACCTCTACTTGGAATGTATGCCTAAACAACTTCTTGGTCCTGTCACTTAGATCGGTACGAGTCTTGATGATGAGCCTGTCATAGTTAACGCCGTCACCTTTGCGCTTGGTGTGAATCAGGCGACGGAATTCATCTTCCATCTTCCTTAGCCTTGACCTGCTGATTGCAGTCCTTATGTCAACTGTGATGTTAACTCTCGTCGTAACGAAGTTGTAAAATAAATCAGGTTGCTCTTCACTGTGTGCTGTTTCATAGCATAGAACATAGTCGCTGCGACCTAAATCTAAACGCTTGCCACGCTCAGGTCCATGATTTGCAATGTCAATAATAACTGGTTTGATGTTATCAGAGTTGGCTCTATTCCAGTCACCAAGGACTGTAATGATAGAATCCAACGGCTCGGTATATTCTGCCGTCATTCAAACACCACTACTTCCTTATATCTACTTAGTATAGCCTTGGCTTGGTTGCGATAGATCTGAATCTTAGCACCAAGGTCTACATTCTGAGAGCCTTCAGGTATCAATACCGAGCGGTCATCAGACATGAGTAAGTCGGATGCAACCATCTTGGTAGCCGCTTCTTCGATGGCCTTTTCCACATAGCGCTCTCCATAGATATAAGCGACTTTGATGGCGTTCCATTCAAAGTACGGATAAGAGTTGTTAAAGTAAATGATACCCATTTCGTAGTCAATCCACCAGTCTTTCAGACGACCTTGGTCGCCTCCCAAGTCAGAGAATGCTCCGATGTCAGATTGAAGCAATCTTTGGAATACCGCTGTACCTTTTGCACCACTAGCACTTGCTCCACCTACATTATTAATGAATGAGTTTGCAACATCAACTACTCCATTGAGTCTACCATATACTTTAGTTATTGATACACCTAACGCATCTGCTGAGCCTTCACCTACGGTAGCGGTGACAGTAATACTGTCTACACTGGTGTATCTTGCTATTCGTACAGTTTCGCCACTACCTATCATAATGACACCGCCTGCAGGGAATGAACCAAGTGAAGTTTCATCTACAATCAATGCGTCTGTGTCTACAGCAGATTGCATTCTAGCAGTGTAAAGTGTTTCGCCGTTAATGACCTTAACTAATATACCACCCGTACTTTGATTTATTCTGATGTCGTTAGTCGAAATCGTTGTAATTGCACCTATCAATGTTCCATTGGCGTTATAAACAGAATCTCCTACTGCAAACTTTGAACCTACTCCACCCGATGTCGTTATAGTACCAGTGTGACCTGCGCTATTTGCAACTCCGTCACCTTGTGCAAAAGTAATTGCAGTAGCCATAACTGCACTTGTTGCGGAGTTTTCTGTAACTTGGGATATTGTTAAGTTCGTTAAATCGGTGGAAGCAATGCTAACATTTTCTCCACCCTTTGTTTGTCGCAGGCTGGTAACTTTGACTTTGCCATTACCGTAATCGGAATTTGCTGTAGCAAGTATTTCATTATGGACTGCTATATTGCTAGTTGAACCTTCTAATGTAAATGTAGGTGAGAAATCTACAACAGATTTACTAACTCTATCCTCTTTATTGATAAGGTCAGCAAGATTCTGAGCAGCACTTACTTTATCAAAATCAGGCCTCCATTGTGTAGCCGCAGTTCCGGCAGTAAGAGTAACAGCACTACCATTTGCCATCCCAAAACATATGCTGTCTCCTGATAACCCTGCATGGTCAACAATCTCAAGCCTAGCCTCAGAGCCAGCAAGGTCTCTATAATCGTCACCCTGCCATACTTCAAGGCGAAGGATTTGTTGAACATTACGGAATAAAAGTGGAGCCGTACCTACATAATCAGTATAGTATCGGCGACGATATGGTTTGTAGGTGTCGAAATTGATATACTCAGCGTTGACAAGAGTAGGTCGCCAAGCGTTATGCGCTTCACTATCAATACGATCTTGAGTGCGCTTGATGAAATCCTCAACAGTACTGCGTTTCATTCCACGAGTCTTGCCGTTGGTGAATGATGCAGTGTTTTGAATGTAAGTATTCTTAGCAACAGTGTATGTGGCGGCTGTTACGGTACCAGTCGCAAAAGGTAACTTAACACCGTTAGTGCTGGTTGTAGGTGTAGATATTTCTTTTTCAATCCCCATAGGGTCGTCATCAGAATAAATAAGAATGGTATCTCCACTTTGAAACCCGTGGTCCCTATAATCTGCACCAGTAACATAGACTCCGTTTGTGTCAGAATCATGGCTTGCTAAAATCGCTTCTTGTGGCCCAATACCAAGTAAATCTGCAACCTTCTGAGCAGTAGTGTATACTATGTCGTCAGGGTTGAGTGGTCGTGTTTCAGCCTCGCCGGGTGAGAATATAACTGGCATATTTCATTCCCCTCACCAAAGCCACGCTGTACCTCTTCAATAACCCTGCCGCCAAAACTTATCCTTAATGCCCTTTAGGAGTTCATCTCCCTTAGTTGCGTTGAAGTTGAGCATAGGTTCTGATTTTTGTTGCATTGATTCCGCTTGTGCAGCAAGTAATTGTTTCATATATTCAACTTGTTCAGCACTCATATTTTCTATTCCGGGTACTTTCGCCAAATTTTCTGCCAACATTGCACCCATATCCTGTGGTTGACTGTCTGCGATTGGTGTAATCTTTGTACTCGATGGCTGGTCTGAACCGAAGTCCATCATTTGAGGCGCTACACCTGCAACTTCAGGTTGTTCTTCAGTAGTAGAATCCATTGGTTCAGGTGCCGGAGCAGGTGCCGGAGCAGGTGCCGGAGCAGGTGCCGGAGCAGGTGGTTGCTGTTGGAATATGTCTGCAGGTTCTGCTCCTTGTTGTAAGGCAGAAAGAGGATTTGGTGGCTCCCCTGCAAAGCCGGATTCAGGCGGTGTCACCGAAGCAGGTGCTACCGCAGCAGGTGCCGCAGCAGGTTCTAGCATCTCAGCAGTCAATTGACCCTTACTTGCCGCTATCATCATATCTACTTTATCACGGGAAGATGATGATTCATAAGCACCTGTTAAGGTTACTGCTTGTACCCTAGGATCATTAAGCATACTTTGTATCTGTTCAGGACTCATCATGTTTGCTAACATTGATTCTTCGCTGTCGCCTCCTCCATGTCCTCCAAGTAACCTTGACTTGCTATCTTTTTCAGCACCAGTACGGGTTGTCATTTGGTCGCCTTCAAAGCCAACATCTTTGTTAGGTCTTGCTGAGTCCCTTGTACCAAATTGCTCAAGGTTTCTATCCATGCCACCAATTTGTCTATCTATATCTTTACCTGTTATTGTTGGCAAGTTACCCATATCTTCGCCTGCTTGAGTATCGAATACATTTGTTCCTTTGCCGCCTTGTGTGCGAACATTAGCAAGTGTATCATAAGTTTGCTCCAAACCTTCTTTAGAACCACGCTCGGCACTCAACCGAGCAGCATCTGACATGTCGCCAAATTCAACTGCATCCATTCCAAGGTCTCTTGCAGCACCCATTTCTCTAGCAGTTCTATCAATTTCTTGTTTCCTGTTACCCATTTCATGAAGAACGGCTTCCACTAAATCACCATGAGACATTTGACCTGCGCCAATTTCTCCCATGCGGGTAGGTGCTGGTCTCTCTGAGAATACTTCCTTTTGACGGATGTTGTCACCTATCCCAGTAAACTGCGTAACTAACTTACTATGTTGACGAATAGCGTCTTTTATATTTTTAACTCCGATGTGCCTTTCAGGGTCTACTCCGAGCCTAGCAGCCTCGGCTTCTTGTACCCTTAATTCATTTTCTAATTCACTAAGTGTAGAGCCGCCCTTTGATGCTGATGTTGCTGCATCGATTCGTCCCTCAAGTTGCCTAGCAAGTTCAGTATCTCCTCTTTGCTCAGCAATTTCCTTTTGGGCTTGCATGCCTTCGATGTCGTAGCCTCTTTCTTCCTTTGGTTTATCGGGATCCATATCTATATCGGGGAGAGGAATTTCACCACCTGATACATTTAGAGGTTTAGTGCCACCCACTCCTTCGTTATGTGCCTTCATTTGACTGTAAATAGTCCTAAAGGTCATATCAACAGGTTCCATGTATCGCTGGGTTTCGTCTTCTAAATGCTGAGCCGCCCCAGTCAATCCTTCAGCATGTTGCACCAAGTCTTCAAATTCAGTGTTTTCTATAAACCTGTCAGCGTAACCGTAGTTGTTTGTCAATTCTCTGTCTAATTGTTGCAGTTTCTTCAAAATTGGACCTTCATTATTCAAGAAAGATGCTTGCTCGACTTGCTCTTTGAGATTGATACCTTCCCGAATAATATACTGTGCTTCTAACATTTGGTTTGCGGTTTTAGCATTGAAGCCTAAGCCTCTGACCTTGTTAAACATATTCGCATTATTAAACGCATATTGCTCTGCGGCTCTTTGAATATATCTTTGATTTATAGTTTCTTCTTTTTGTGCTTGTGCTTTTGCCCTAGCCTCTTGGAGTTTCTTGAGTGCTTCAGGGTCTGCCCCTCTCATTAGGGCAGCGTGGTCGGCCAATTCTTGCTTAGCCTTTGCATTTTCAAGTTTCTTGTTTAGTGCCTTAGCATCAAACTCTGCAACTAAGTCCGGCTGGTCAGCAGGCATAAATGTAGCATAATGTCCACCTAAGATTTCTTTAGCACCTCCGGGTGTAGCAGCATGGTTTGCCAAGAAACGAGCAATTGATTCTTTCATCAATCTATCTAATGCCCTTCTATCGTCAGTACTTTCTCTCCCTCTGAACTTTTGTGCGTCAGCAGATCTAAATCTACCCATATCCATTATGCTTTGACCACTTCGTGCTGCTTCTCTGTAAGAAGGCACTTCAAGACCTGCTGCCTGAGCCTGCTCTACGAAAATAGGGTCATGCTTGAAATCCCAATGGACTAGCATCTGTTCCTCGTCCTTTTTAGGTAGAGGGTCTAAGCCCGCCTCCTTTCGCTTTTCGTTAGTTTCGTCTATGTTATGACGAAGCGTTGGTCCAATTCGGTTGAGTATTTTTTGTGCATCTACAAGCGTCATAGATTGTAGATTGCTACCTCCACCCCACGGCCTCCCGAACACACCTGTCGTTGCCTCTCCCATTAATTGGTCGAGGAAGAATTTTCTAGCAGGCTTAGGAGCACCAAAGTCACTACCTGTGTCAAAGCCTTGTGGAGTTTGTGTAATGCGAGCACCTAAGCCCGTTGGTGCAGATTGCAAGGTTGGTTTACTTTCAAAACCTTCTCCGCTCCTTACATCTTCTTGGTGCTGAAGATATACTTCATGAAGTCTTTCTTGTTCCTCTTGTGACAAATCAGGAACCATTGGAGAAGTACCGAACAAGAGGTTAGATGCAAGTTTTCTTTTAGGAGCATAGCCTGCCTCTATGAGTTTGTTTCTATCCACATTGCCGTTTTCATCAGTTACTTCAGAAAGTAACTCATCAGGTATATCCCTTGCTTTGAATCTCGTAAAGGAAGATAAATGGCCCTTTTCTGAAGCGACTATGCCGGGGTTTTTCAATTCTCTTTCTAAATCTACAAGAGCATTGGTGGCTTTGAAGTATTTGTTGTGTTGTAACTCTTGGTGGACTTGAGCCAATGCTGCTTCATCAACATCGCCAAGTATTCTTTTCTGTTGCTCCAATCGCCCAAGCCTAGACCTTAACTCACGGTAGTCACTTTGTTGTTTAGTACCCTGAAGGCCTTGTAATTCGTCTTGGGCTTTGATTCGTCGCTTAATGTAAAGCGAATGAGTAGGATCAATGTTACCATCACCGTCACCGGCCATGATATAAGGTTCGTTAAGTTGAGATTCCAAATCGTCTATGGTTTGCAGCCTCTTTGCTGCTTCGCTACGGTCTACCTCCATAGAGCCTGCGCCCATCAAATCTGCAATGTCATTTAATGAAACGGGATTATTTGCAACATATTCTCGACCTTCAGGAGAGAATGCTTGTGCTTCCTCTTCGATTTGGCTTTGAAGGACTGCAACTTTATCATTGTCGCCAGCGCTTTCTGCTTCATTCTGTTCTTGTTGGAGGCGCTGGATAGCCACTAGTGCATTATTTCTAGCAACCTTGCTTTCTGTAATATCCTTTTGTGCACCCTGAAACCCGCTTTCGCTAGGGCGCACACCGACTTCTTTGACTGCACCTCTCTTACCCGATGCCATTGCATCTTCCAATGTGTCGAATTCATCATCAGTCCTCGACATAGCAGTAGGTGCTTTGCCACTAACTAAATCTTGGAAAACATCTTTGTATTTTTCATTTAACAATGCAGTATACCTAGGATCGACTTTATCACTAGGTCTTTGGTCTCCAGCACCGGATGCAGGGACAGGAATACCCTGTTCTCTTGCCATACGCTTTATCTCTAAGAGCGCTCTTGCATGAAGTTCTTTGGATTGAAGACCTTGGGCCTCTGCCATCTGCTCGGCTCTACCTTCAGGAATGCGAGTGGTATCTGCCTCTACGACAGCAATTTCTCTTCTGATGCCTTCTTTCTCTGACTCGTCGGCTGTTTTCAAACGGTCCCTTAATACTCCTATTTGCGCAGACTTATCTTCCGTGATAGCGGCTTCCCTGCGGCTTAACTTGGGTTGTACTTTGACTCCTTTGTTTTCATCTTTGATTTTTTCAGGGGCTTCTTCAAAGTCAGGCTGAATGTTTTTTATCGCTTCTTTAAGAGTTTTTATCTTATCTTCGTCACCCGCTTCTTTAGCGTTTTCCAAGGCCTCTTCTAAGCGCTTCCTATCCCTTTCTTCATAGCCAGTAGTAGTTATCTCACTCACTTCGTCAGCATCAGCAGCATCAGTAAAGCCAGCCTCTTTTGCCCTCTCAGTGGTTCGTTTATCGACTCCTACTTTTCCACTTTCAGGTCGCTCTCTTGTGATAACCTTGTCTTGATTTTTATTTCTAGTTTCCAAGGCCCTCATAGCCGCTTCGTCTTTATCACCAATACCTTTGACCAAAACATCGCCCATGACTAATCCTCCCTTTCGCCTAAATTGAATTCCATTTGTCTACCACATGTACTGCACTTGTCAACCCACATAAAGTAAAGCATGCCACAACTTTTGCAGCGGGTGCCCGACCCTATGTTCAGGACATCGCCCGCCTTCTTATTACGATTTCGTTGCTTCTTGGTTATACCTTGAAGCGGTTTATCTTCATTGAATACGGAACCAGCCCCGTAGGACTCGGCTAAGCGAATGCCACGCTTCTGCAATCGCTCGATGTCATCAAGACCAAGGCTGTTGTTAGACTGCATCAATTAACCTCACACTGTGTAGGTTAATAAAAAGTAATGATTGCCTAATGATGTGAACGAGTGTATATCGATAAGTGCAGTTGTACTACCAGCCGCTACACCAAGCGCACCAGTGCCACCAGTGGCTCTGAGATCTGCTTGGATGAGTGCTGTTGCTGTACCATCTGCCATTTGTCTAGGTGAGTAAGGTCCAATGACCCTGCTACCATATCCGCTTAATACTGCCATCTAATCACTTCCTTCCTATTATTATACCTGATGTAGAAACATCTATTGTAGAAGTTATTGTGCCTAATTGACGACTTGGTTGCTTTAGAGTTACAGTAGTACCGCTGAATTCTACCAAAAGTGGTATGAATAACTCATAAGGGTTAGAGCCGCTATCAAATGTACTAATAGCCTGAATTGGCTGCTGTATAGGATTAGCCACTACGCTGTAAATCTCCTTCATATATGGTAATACATCTAAAGACACTGTTTCATTAAAATCTGTTTTGAATGCGACTATTATTAGTCCGTTGACATTAGTAGGGTTATCGAATGTTACTGGCATCAGCCTTTCCTCCCTATTGCTATGAAGTGACCTGCTGCCGTAGCGCCGCCACCCACTGCTCCGCCAAATAATGTAACTGATGTACCACCTGTCCCTGTTATGTAACAGCCGTCAGGTGTTGGAACATCTCTATTCACGCTACCGCCTAAATCGTCATCGCACCCTATAGATGTGACCGGAGTAGCAGTTCCAGTTGGTAACATTAACTGTACGCTATCAACTATTCTCATGTAAGGGCTTAGGTCTATAGTAGTGTCAGAAGCAGCGTATGTGCCTCTAATCATAACTTGGTCTCCGAGGTTAACTGGTCGTGTTTCAAAAACTACTGCCATTATGCTCTCCTCCCATAAATCATCACCTTGCCAGCACCATTGTTTGTGCCGAAGCCTGTGCCTCCACCGTGTACAGAGAAGAACCTTCTGTCACTACCAATAATAGCCTGAGTAGGCGTATTTATGTTACCTGCCGTTAGCATGTTAACATTGGTAGGTGCTTCAGTATTCATTACAATTATCGCATCTATCAACATACCGGGCACATTGATTGGAACTGCGCTCCCAAGGCCAGTTTCTGAAGCAGTATACTCTGCTGTCAGAATAATCCTGTCACCGAGGTAAATTGGTCTTTTATCAAAAGTCACCGCCAAGGTTAATCACCTCAGCGTGTTCCTATTGCCATCCAAGTACCGCCACCGCTGCCTGCTTCTGTAGCATGTGCCGTTGTGCCGTTAATGGAAGTTACCATTGCTCTTGCTGTAGCATCTGCCTCATTACATGCAAAGAATATAATCTTTGAAAGATGTGAAGAAAGATCTACTGCAATAGTATCGCCGTTTGCAAATGTTCCTGTCATTACTACCAAGTCACCAATTACATGTGGTCTTGGGTCAGTTGTTATAGCCATGATTATTCATCTCCTGATGATTCATCCACTGGGTCTTCGATTATAGTCTCTTCGACTAAGACTTCTTCGACAACAGGCTCAGGAGCAGGCGGACTGAGAGTGGTTTTTACCATGTCGAGCAATTTGCTCTTGGTAGTATATCCACTCACAGTCTCGCCTTTTCCTTTAAGCCATGCGCCTATGTCCTTCTTAGTCCAGCCACTGTCAGGGATCCCGTCATTACCGGCATCGACTGTTACACCTGCATCTCCCTCTATTCGGAAGAATTGTGGTTTTAGTCTACGCCTTTCTTGATTTAGCCAACTTTGGCTAACCTCGACAGGTTCACTTCTTATCCATTGTCCCGAACCGTCTAATCTGCGACGGTACATCAATGGACCTAGAAAGGTTACTGTAGGCAAGTTTACTCACCTTCACTGTACTAGTAGGGTAATTGAATTACCGTTTGATGTTGCCTCTGCTGTCAATGTCAATACTAGTCCACTGAAAGTTGCAATATCATGGTCATTTGCTGCACCATTAACTTGTCCAACTATTGCTACGATACCACTAAGTGATACGCCATTTTCTCCGCTAAAAGTCATTGTATCTGCACTTGCATGGTCTTTGTCGTATTGAACAGTTATCATTCGTAGACTCCCACCTGCCGTGTTAGTTGTATCTGTATTTGTTGGTAAGAACGGTTCAAGGTTTCCGGGGTATTGCCCACTTGTGCCACCTGCTCCATCCAACCAGCGTGTTTCATCCGGTTGTGACCCGCCATGTAGGCTTAAGTCTGCTAGAATACTGACGCTTGAAAATTCTCCATCGTCAAATGCTATTTTTACATTTCCGCTTGTTATACTTGTTGCTGTCATATCATTTCATCTCCTTATTTTCATCACAGTTAACCTCAAGACAAGTCTCGGATTGAACCTTGACCTCCAAAGAAAGTAGTCCAAACTTCACCCATTGTGCGGTAAAGTCCTTCCTGTCCTAGTCTGTTAATTGCGAATGGATCGCCAGTCTCGATACCGGACTCAAAGTATTGAGTAGGTTTCGCAGTACTGTAGTATAGATAATCAGTATCAAGCATGTAAATTCTGCTGATACCGTCTGCCGCTACATCCTTAGATGGGATGATTGGGACACCGTTGTAAGTTGCGACTATAAATCCAGCCTCAACACCCGGTACACCTTTGACACCGTTGTAAGTTGGTACAACTCTCTTCTCTTCCATGAATCTCTGCTGAGACTGTAGAAGTTGCTGAATACGCATTAGAGTGTCATATCCTGTTAGCATAACTTTCGGGTTACCACCACGAATCCAAATCTTTTGGAACATTTCGTCAAGGTGGTCAAGTGATAGAACTCTCTCGGTTAAACTTGCATCTGAAGCAACTGAAATTTCAGCGTCAGACCATGTGTTAGCAGCACGACTAATGCTGTAAATGTCCAAGTCAGCAGCAGCGCTTACATGCGCCGTGTGTGTAGTAGAAGCACCATTGGCTACGGTTGCTGCATATGCAGTACCTGAACTGTCCATTGTGCTTGCTGCAGTTACTCTATCAAGAGACTCGATGTCGTTACCTGCAGGTGTGTCTACATCCTGTGTTAGCATTTGGTTGATGTGCTCAGCGTGGTGCTTACCCATCTCTTCCTTTAGGACAGAGCGTATGTCGCCAAGTCCGTCATCCTTGTCATTCAAGAAGATTGCAACCTCAGACATATCGAACGAGTGTGCGATTGTCTTAGGCTTTGCTGCAACATTTTGGAATGTAGGCTTGGTAGTGTCAGGCAGTGTGCCGTTCTCTGCAATTCCGCCACCGACTGCTGTCGAAGGCTTTGCAGTGACGACTCTCCATCCACTGCGGTCCCAAGGCTTCTTAGGAAGAATTGAGAATGCGTTAAATTCTTGGTTCAACTGAGACCATACTTTGCGTCCGTAGATCGCTTGGTATGTTCCAGCGGTTGTGCTCAACATTGGTGCATCTGCTTTGAGAAGTTCGCTACCGGAGTAACCGAATCCCATGTTAGTCCCTGCGCCATAGTAGTAGCGCTCCATGTCCTGTACTGTTCGTGTATAATTTCGTGCCATTATTCATTCCTCCATTCAGTTCCAAACCGTCCCTGCGAGACTGTGTACTTCGTCCCACGACATGTTTGCTAGTTCCTCTGTAGATGGTATTTCTACGGTGGAGTGGTTTGTTGATTTGCGGATTTCCGCAGTTGTGGAAGAACCGATGTTATCGATTCTGTCACTTAGTTGTGAAATTGCCTTCTCGATTTGTGAGAGTGGGCCACGAGCATCAAACTCTGCTGCTGCACGAGTCTGTGCTTCTGAAGTAAGTTCCTTAGTAAGGCGCTCACTGAAAACATCATTCAGGTTGTTCTTGAACTGCTGCTCTGTTGCTGCTGCTTTGAAGACTGCATATGCTTCTTCAATTTCAGTTGCAGTAACATTTTCAGGGTTCAGGTAAGATTTTGCGACAGAGCCGCTACCTAATCCTGATGCTCCTAAAGCATTTGTACCCGGTGAGCCACCTTCGGTTGCTCTACCTGCTACTTGTCCGTTCATCTGTGTTTCAGGGAATTGCTCAGGTGTGCTACCAAGGTTAGCCTTGGAAACACCATCAAAGTGAGAGCGAGCAGCACCAGTGTCAACACCTGCAGACTTTAGGGTGTTTTCCATCCAGTCTAGGTATTCGCTAGTAATGACATCGCTGTACTCTGACTTCTTTGTGTCATCCTTGTACATCTTCTTTTCATCATCATCATTTTTATCTTTTTTGTCTTTTTTATCTGCCATATCGTCGTCCTCGGCTAAATCTAGTTGGTCGTCGCCCATTGTTTTTTTCTTAGGTCTGTCACCTTCAATTAACTCTTCAAGTTCTTTTTCTTCGTCTTCTTCGCCTTCTTCGCCTTCTTCGTCATCCATAAAGGGAGGTTTCTTTTCAAGATTTTCCTCTTTATCCATGTCGTCCAACTGCTTAGATAGGCGGTCAATCACTGAAGATAATTCACCTAATGCATCTATTTCGTTTGTCATAGTTGTGTCCTCCTTCAGTATTCTAAAGGATGCTTCGGGATTAATCCCTTTTTCACAAATAGTAACTTCATGTAGTTCTAACTTGGAGATTTCTGTATAGTCTCCATGCTTTGCATCTGCTTTGTTAATGCGCTTAAACGCCTGTCCACCGATGCTAAACCCTGTTAGGTTACCTTTGCGAATCTCATTGGCTACTTCACGAGCCTTCTCGATGTCATCTCTTAGTTGGATGACAACGAACATGCCAGCGTCATCGACACCGGACTTCCATAGTCTGCCATCAGAGTCGGTGTAAGACTTGATTACTTCACCAACCTGAATGTTTGAATGCGCTAGTTGCACATTGCGGAATGACTGTGCTTTCATAAAGTTACCAAAGGCATCTTTCAGTGCACCACGAGTGATTAAGTCACCTTGTTTGTCTACCATCTCAACAGATGCGTAGCCAGCGATTATTAGGTCGCTGGATGACTTAAGAATGGAAATGCTAGCAGGGTGAGCAGGGGTAGAAGCCCTGAGTGCCGCAGCATTTGCCATGACTCCCTTTACAACGCTTATACTATTTAATAAGGTACGAAGGCCGCTTTGCCTCCTTCTATAGACAACTCGCCTTCAGGTGTCTCTTTATGATTGAACTTTTTATCTTCAGCCCTTTCTTTGTTGTCACGCTCAATATCCCTAACATCATGATCGGGTAGCGTCTTTGAACCAACAAGACTAGTAGGACCACTTGGTGATTCTATAGGAGTAGCATAATCTATACCCATACCCATAGTACCTGTAGAAGAATCTCCTACAGCACCTACTCCTGATTTCAACATAGTCGAAACAAGATTGAGGCTCTTTGCTAATAGTCTTCTAATCTTTGCTTTGTCAGTAGCATAGTCATCCCAAAAATTAGTACCTGTTACTTTCTTAGGAGGTATCAATGGTTTTCCATCACCCTTAGATTCGTGCACTTCGGCTTTAGTCTCATCATCAATTACTGACAAATCTGCCTTCAGCATAACTCCAGCAACCGGAGACCAAAATGGTCTTTGACTTTCTGCTAAACGAATCAGCCAACCGTTTTCTGCTTTAGGATTGAACATATACCACTCATCATCTATAGCAGATGCACGGTAACTAACATCACCTGCTGCCATCTTGATAACTATTCTATCCCCATCTCTATCGATTTCGTGCGGCCACATCATAGGTTCAGACTTGGTAAACAAGGATAGGGTCTCTACACTAGATACTCCTTCACCCTCTGCTTCACCTTTGATTTCATTACTGTTTACTGTATAGATGTCAGCACCGTCTACATTCTCTGTAACCGAAACACTGTCAACATTGACTGTAACTATATCTCCGACTTCGTATTTGTCTTTAGTTTGGAATGATGTACCTACATCCATGTAAGTATCACCTTCGTACTTTACAGCACGGTCACCTAATGAATCTTCGTGTGTTATAGGACCAGTACCCAATCGGTATGTGTAGGATGATGTACCCTTTTTGTCAAGAACCATCAAGTTGACATCTCGCCCTTCATCGTACAATACCCACTTAGGGTGACGACTTTCTCCTTTCATGTAAGTGGAATTAGCATCCCTTAGCATCAAACGATCGTGTTCCTTCAGTAAGTCCTTGACTATGATTTCTAAACCGACATCATCTGTTAATCTCAAATTGTGAGCCGCTGGAACCAATACATTCTCTGTACTCTCCATAGTACCTCTTAGAATCTTAATACGCTCTTGAAGAGGCATGTCATTTACATCACCATCATCGTATTCTACAATATCGATTACATTGTATTCTTTATTTGCGAACACCACATCTACAACAAAGTTCTTCTTTGAAATCTTGGTAAAGTTCTTCTTAGTATCTTTGTCTAAATCAAAGTCTCCCCTTACGGTTACCTTGTCATCATCTTTTTCTACGAAAGCCCTTGGGCCTTCAGGCATAGCAGATA